CACAAGCAATCTGTTTACGACCATGTAATACAAGATCTCTCTTACGAACATATCCCCAAGGAGAAAGTTTACGAACAATCTTATCACCCATCAATCTTTCTATTCTTCCGACAATATAAGGTATATCATACAACTCACAGTTCCATCCAGTCACAACTTCTGGTGGATTAGATTGCCAATACTCTAGGAATCTATCAATCAGATTATACTCATCTCTACATTGAACATACTTTACATCCTTACGAGTATTATTAAATGGTCTTGATGCAAAACATATAATCTGTTTTGTTGTATAATCCTGCAATGTAATTGCAAGTAATTCCTCTGCACAATTAAAGACATCAGGGAAACCACTCTCTGCAGCAACCTCAATGTCAATCGTAACTAAATTAATTTTACTTATATCAAACTTAATTTCTTCCTCTGGATACTTCTCAGAAATATACTGACAGATATATCTATCATTCCCATAAACATCAAACCCCTCAACACCAGAATACTTCTCAATAAAATCTTTACACTCAGATATTTTACCAGGTTTAATTGGTTCTACACTTTTATTATCTAAAGTTTTATGCTTTGATTTTTTCTTAGAAGGAACATAAAGAGTGGGATAAAATGTTTCCTTTGAAGTAAAATGCTTACCATTCTCATATCCACGTACAAGAATTTCATTAAAGCGTTGGTGAACATTAGTGTAAAACCTCATTGAATAGTCTCAAAGTAATCATCAAGTAGTTTAGGTGTTGGATCAACCAAAGTCAAAATTTTATCTGAACTCATAAACATTTCCCTGTTGGAAGTGACATCAGACATCCATTTAGTTAATATGGTACTATCACCAGTACCACCATGAACAACACAAGGATTGATTAATTTACAATCTGGTTGTCCTATATCTGCTAAGACTTCATCAATCTCCGCTATCAGAATCAGACTGTTCGTTAAGTAGAGTACTTGAATCGGATTCGGTTCCTCCTTTTCCTGAAGATTCAGTGGTTCCAACATCTCGTCCGTTGACTGGTTGGTCTGAATCATTAGATCGTCTTGCATTTAATCTTTCCTCATAAGATTTTTTAATTGAATCAAGTGGATCAGTAATACATACCACCCAATCTGGACTTACAACAATATCAGTATCTTTAGATAAAGATATCCACTTATAATATATAACCTCATGTTTTGGAGTTGATTCATCTTCAACTAATAATTGAGATGTTTTAATTTTAATAGTAAAAGGATCTTTGAAAAGATATGACACTAAATTATCATCAGAGTCACGATACTCTTTGATATCAGCAATCACATCTTCACCAGATTTTAGTAGTGCGAGTTGTACGCTCATGGTTTTTATTTTCCTTTATGTATTATATCACCAATAACCCAAGACTGCAACCCATAACCTTGTATTCTCAATTCGACATCAGTTGCTACATTATATGGAACTACTAAACAATACCCAATACCAAGATTAAATACTTTCTTCATTTCCTCTTCTGGTATCTCACCAGCAAGCATAATCTTACTAAAGATATCTGGCATCTTCCAAGAATTATAATCAATCCTTGCTTCACATCCATCTGGAATGCACCTTGAAATATTTCCCTCAATACCACCGCCTGTAATATGTGCCATTCCTACAATAGGAAAATCTTTTACTAAACTTGCAACAACAGGAGCATATATTGTTGTGGGTGTTAGTAATTCTGGAGTAGGACTTGGATCTTTAGTTTTACCACCACCCCATGCTTCCTCATAACCTTCTTTATAAGAAATCTTATGTCTCCATAGCATATCATTAATTAATGTATAACCATTACTATGAAGACCACTACTTTCTATACCAATAATTACATCACTTTCACGAATCAATTTACCATCTATCAATTCTGCCTTTTCTACAATACCAGTACAAAATCCTGCAAGGTCATATTCTCTCTGTCTAAAATGCTCTGCTGTTTCTCCACCTATAAGTTCTAAACCTGCTAGTTCGCATCCTTTAAGAATTCCAACCATAATGTCAGCAACATTCTCATCTATCTTCTGAGTAGAAACATAATCTAGGAAGTATAATGGTTTAGCACCACAAGTGATTATATCATTAACACACATAGCAACTAAGTCTTGTCCTATAGTTGTATAGTCATTAGCAACTCTGCATATATTAATTTTAGTTCCTACTCCATCAGTACCAGATACTAAAATAGGTTCCTCATATCCTGAAGGAACCCTAAACATACCACCAAAACCACCAATGGTAGGTGCTTGTTTTTTTAATTTTTCAACGAAGGCATTTCCTGCTTCTATGTCAACTCCTGAATCTTTATAATTCATAATACTCTACTCTCCATCCATGCACTAATAGCAGCATCATACTCAGCAGTATGTTTGAATGCTTCTAAAGCATATTTGGGTCTCAATTCCTCCACTGTACCTCTAATACCACCTCTATAACCAGTCAGTGCTTCAATAAATTCACCATATTGTTGTGGATTAGTTAATACTGTAACATCTTTATAATTCTTTGCTGCTGATCTTACCATACTAGGGCCACCAATATCAATGTTCTCTATTGCTTCTGCAAAAGTTACATCTGGTTTAGCAACCGTTTCTTTGAATGGATATAGATTTACAGCAACAACATCAATCAATCCAATATGATTTGCTTTGCGATCCATATCATGTACAGGATTGCCACGCTGTGCAAGAATACCACCATGAATCTTTGGATGTAATGTTTTTACTCTTCCATTAAGAATCTCTGGTGAACCAGTATACTCAGATACCTTCATTACTGGTATACCTGCATCAGCAATAACCTTTGCAGTTCCACCACTTGAAATAATTTTATATCCTTTCTTGATTAGTGTTTCTGCTAACCAAAATACACCAGCTTTGTTTGATACACTTAGTAATGCGTACTTCATTTTTTAAATGCTCCTGCCCATAACAATAAACCCATAGTAACTGCTGTCCAAAAAATAATGTACCACATAATTAACCTCCCTCAACTTCACATCCAATACGACTGCCAAGAACCGCACCTAATGGGATTGCCCACCAGCGTCCATCTCCTCTTGATATAGCAGCACCTAAACCACCACCCAATACTGCACCAGCAACTTTACCATCAGTACAATCATTATTATCATACTCTATAGTAGTTTTGCGTGTGTATCCACCATTTCTCAAAGAATCCTCATTGTACCTACAAGGAACTTCAATTGTTTCATGGAATGACTGAACATAACCAGGACTATCTGCAGTGCCTGGTATATACTCCTCACGATATTCTGTCTTAAAACAGTTTCTACTGGATGAATACCCTGCTTGAAATGATCTATCATTAACATCAGCATAAGCAGGAACAGAACCTAGAAGTAAAGCAGCAGCAATAACTAGTTTCATTTTCTTTAAAAATTTATGCTTATATTATACCAATAAAAAAGAGGGGTGTCAACTGGATTGTGCCAGTTACCCCTCTGTCTGCGACGACGATATTCAATTTTATTTATAGATACTCTTTACGAGCATGGTGATCAGGAACTATTTTGTTCAACTCCACGGTGAGGAGTCCATCTTCAAACTTGACGGATCCAATCTCCGTATCGTCTGTGATCTGCCAAACTCGTTCAAAACTTCGTTGGGCCAATCCTTTGTGGACAAACGTTCCAGCAACTTCTGATTCTTCTTTCTTGCCTTCGACATATAGTTTTCCAAACTCCGTATAGACTTTGACTTCATCTTTCTTGAACCCTGCCAAGGCGATTTCGAGTTTCGACTCATGATTATTTAATTGTACCAAATTGTATGGTGGATAGTTTGATTGTGGGAAATCTGAATTAAAAAACCTATCTAGGTAATCATCCATCCCTATGCCATTTTGTTTTATCACCTTCATTAATTCTGGAAGGTTGGCACTATGATATGTTGCTAAGTTAGTCATGGTTCTCCTTTAAAAGCGAGTGTAAGTTGTGTACCCCGAAGGCGTACATTACTATTTAACCACAAGCATTAAAAAAAGGGAATGATGAATCCCCTACCTTATTATTCGGTTTTCTTCAATAATCAAATTCATCAAGAATGTCTAATGCATTATTAAGTGCTCTTTGTGCTGCCCACCTTTCCTTATCATCCCATTCAGGATACCAAACCTTATCATCAATACCCTTCTTTATATTGAGGAGTCTTGATTCCATATCAGTTTTTTTAAGTCTTCCGTTCATATATGTTCTATACAAATTATCGGGCCAAGCACAACTTGGATTTTTTCTTGAAAGTAATGGGATCTGCATGAGAAAAATGCCCAACCTTATATAATATATTTAAACATAAGAAACAGTTTAAGTCCACTAAATGTGTCCTTTCTCTAATTTTTCCTTAAGTTCTGAGTTCTCTTGTTTTAATTTTTCAATCTCATTCTCATAAGAAGCAATCAATCGTTCTTGTTGTTCAGTGATTTCTTCTAGTTCATACCAAGATCTAATATGATCAAAACCCATCTAACCATCCTTATTGTTGTTGCTCTTCAGGTTTTTTCTTCTTACCAATATTATACTTGGTTTCAAGTATCCAATCATTTTTTTCTTTATATGCTAAAACTTTAATTTGATTTAAAGGAGCAATATCTGTAATCTTATCTGCGTTAAGAACAGTTATCAATCCCCAATCACAAAGCAATTGAATGATTCTGTTACGACGTTGAACATCATTGACAGTAAGATTTGCATGTTTACCATCAAGGGCAAACAATTCCTTAAAGTGAACAATAAAATATCTTCCTTGCTTATGCAAGATATGGCATGATTGATATATCTTCTTTTCTTTTCGGGATGCTACTCCAATTCTTGTGAGAGTTTCTCTTACTTTTAAGAAATCATCAGGTTCACCTAATGTAATTTCAATCATTTGGTCAGCAGACCACTTAACCTCGGGCTCGGCAATCATTGTTTTCCTCCAGTTTCAAATTTAGATTTTATAAAATTAAGTTGTTGTTTGGTTAGGATTCTTAGAGCCTGTTTTGCCTTTTCGTTACTATATCCATAATAACGTTTCACCAAGTCAAGATCTTTAATCTCATCTTTGCGGAGCCAAGGAGAGAACCTCTTTCGCTTCCTCACACTATTTAGAAAAAACGAATATTGCATATCAAGAGGAAGATGATGATTAAGATTCATCTCATTTGCAAACAAAACTGTGTCCAAATGTCCTGACATACAACGGTTAACAATGTATGCAGGATACTTAATATCTGGATCCTCTTCATAAAGATTTTTTTTGTTTTGGTTAATTGAATTTAACCAATCTTTCAATTCAGTCATTTTGGTAAGTTGCGATTAAAGTTCCAGTAGTCAAATTTTTGCCAGATATAATATATTCCTATCAAAGTTCTCTTGACAAACTCCTCAAGGAATAAAATTGGAATAACAATGAGTTCAAATGTACTCATCGTATAATCTGAATATCATCATCCTCTGTCCAGAGTTCGACCTTATCTCTAAAACGATCTTCTTTCTTTAACTTCTCATATCTCTTACCTGCTTTCTTCTTCCACCAACTAATAATATTCTCAAGATAAAACTTATCCCAATTCTGACCAGGAACTAAAGTATCCTGCTCACCAAGAAGAACTTCACGAACATTCCCATATCCATAATCAGAACTATAAGATCTTTTTCTCTGAGTAAGATTAAATGCCATCTCTATTACTTCATTAAATCTTTTAAGTTTATCTTCATCATCTAATGAATTCCTAATAATAGATATCATCTTTGTCTGTCTCTTCATCTTCTTAGATGAAGCTCTATTCTCAGTTAAAGGTTCATTATTATTCCACTTAGTAAACTCATCATGAAGACGATGAAATGCTGTATTGTGGAGTAATGGAAGAAACTTACTATCAGTCAATCCCTTATACCTTATAAAAGGTTTCAGTCCATCATACTGAGATGCAGATGTTGTAGATCCATAAAGAGAAGTAGTTTCAAAAAATCCAATATCTTTCTCAAATACTTTATTCAAAGTCTCTCTTGCAAAATGAGAAACACACATCAATGCAAGTAACTTACCACCAAGAAAATTATATCCAAAAGGTTGAGATGGAACTATTGCAAATCCCATACAAGCATGTCGATTGAATAAAGAAAGATCAGGTGCTTTACCTAACCATAAATTTCTAGGTTTAGAATTAATAGTAGGGGAACCAAATCTTATAAACCCTATAATCTTCTTAGTATTCTTTTCAAATACAATCCAACGTAACTCTCTACCAGGTATGTTCTTCTCAATAACAGCAGAAGATGTTGCTGTCAAAAGATTAACATAGTATTCTTGTGGGAGACCATTTTGAAATCTCTCACCAACAAATTTAATTTCAAAATCCATCTCTTCAGGATGGATATCTTCATTGAAAAACTCACTCTTCAATGAATAGTCAGGATCTATAGATGAGAAGTTGTTTATCTTACCAATAACTTCTTTCTTAGCATATCGAAGATAGTCCTCAATACTAGAGAAATTCTCAAAGTAATTAATAAATTCATCAGCTGCCCAGATAGCAACATCAGGTGGAACTTGATTGATCGTCATTATGTAAGTGTGTAGAGTTTTCTACATTGTTTTCAAATTTACCAGACATTTCATATGCGTCCTTGTTACCGCCATGACCATGTGCGATGCCTAGTTCATGCATTTTAGCATGTTCGTCAATACTATCTCTTAGTTCGTTTTTACCAGAACCAAATGTGAGGTAAATTCCATAAACAACTAAACTAAAAAGAACTAGACCAAAGAAAAAAATAAATCCCTGATCAGGAGTTAGATTTCCATGAGGGATTATATATGAATTACCAAAGATCATTCTTCTTCCTCCTTTTTAGTGAGTCCATCTCTTATTTTTTCCATCATCTCTTGAGCATCGATAAGATTCTCAATGTCTGCTAGAAAGGAAGCAATATGCTTACTTATAAAAGGTTGTTCACTACGAGCTGCAAATGCTAGTGCATCTCTCAAATGTTCTTGAGCTGCTCTTAGTGATTCTTCTACTGGTCTTGATAATGTCATTTAAAGGTACACTCCACCATGATTTCGGTTAATGCTGCTAATAGGTTTATTTCCTGATCCGCCACAAAAGCAGACTGGTACTGATACTTAGATACAATAAGAACGCAAGCAGCGATACTGGGACCATCCAGTACTTCGTAAAGAGCATCATAAACACGCCTAAGAAGTACAGTAGAATCATTGT